CGAGTAATGTCGGCCTGCTGCCTGGACGCACAACAGACAAAACCAGACTTCCGTCGAAGCGCGACAACGTGCAGCAATGGCGTGGGCCGCGGTTCGCGCCGATTTTCAAGGCCGATGCCAATGCCCACTCGGCCTATGTGCTGGACCTGGAATACGACACGGGTCAGCGGCGCCCGACAACCATCCATCAAGTCCCCTTCTCTGCGGGTAAGAGCCAAGCCGGCAAGAGCCAGTTCCTGAACGGGAGTGAGATAAATGATCAGGGAATGATGAGATAAATACTGGAAGACCCTGGAAGAAGAAGGACAAAAACGGAAGGTCGATAAAAATATGTTTCACAGGGTGAAAACAAAAACGGCGGCCTTCGATCGGGAAATTGTCACCCCAAATAATCGTTAATCGGGCGACTTGTGGCCATATCCGCTTTCGTCGGATTCAAACGAATCTCTTCCTCGCTGAACGGCTTCTTTCCAGGGACCGCCACGTCCCAGCTCTCCATAAACGGCAGCATAACACAGCCGCAATTGATGGTTTCCGAGGCGGGTGCCTTGGGATCGTGGGGGTACATGAGCTGATGACCGCCAATGATGAACGGCTGGTCGCGCGGCTGGATCTGCCCGTCCGCGGCATCGTGTTGAGGCCGGGAGTGAATCTTTCCCGATCGGCGCCATTGCTTCTTCAATCCTGGCACCGCTTCACCGGCCTGCTGTAACCGCTCGTGGGCGGCCGTCGCGAAAACGCGGCCGATCTCGGTTCGAACAATCGTCGTTGCCCGCCGTCTCGACTGCTCTTTCAGCAGATTGGTGATGTTGGCGATCGCATCGCCGGGCGACTGGCCGCCGATCACCACCAGGCCGAGCTCGCCGTTGATCCTGGCCGCCGCGCTCGACGCGACATCCTGGAGGCGGTCGGTCATGAACGTGCGCATGGCGAGGAGCGGCTTCGTATCGAGCATCGGCAGCATGCCCGAGATGCGGAGCCCACCAGCTTCCAGCGGTGTATCGACCATAGACTGCCCCAACGCCCATGCCTCGCCCGACTTGGTAGCGATCACGCCGGCCGACTTTTCGCCCAAGGCTGCCAGCGTTCTTTGGATCTCCTTTTGTAGCTGCGGCAGATACCATTGCTGATAATCGCTCGGTTGACTGGCCAGGAGCACTTTGATTTGCTCGGCGACATCATTCAGCAGCGCGACGATCCCATCCCGTGTACCCCTGAGCAGGCGCGTCCGGGCTTTCAATACCTGGGTGCGGGCCTTCCTGAATCGTTTATCACGCTCCTTCTTGGTCATGGGCTATCGGCTGAATCGTCCGGCGGGTCCTTAAACACATCGTCTTCAGCGGTCTTCGCGGCTTTCTTCCGCGCAGCCTTCAATTCCGCCTCGACATCGATCTCCACGCCCAACCGCCCGGCGATCGCGTTGATGAGAGCCATCGCCGTGGTTTCCGTCAAGAGCGCTCGATCGAGCGCCAGCCCCACGGCCGTCACGATCTGCTGCAGCGCCGCCGCATATTTCGTGGTATCGCGCGCCGTCATTTCGGGGAATACGGCCTCGACATTCCACGCATCCTCGGAAAAATCGGGCTCGGCTTCCTGGTGGGCCATGGCCTTCTGGCGCAGCACGTACCGCCCGATCGACTCCAGGATATGCTTGATGACCCGCTGGCGCATCGAAAGCACCTTGAACGTCGGCTCGCCCATGCTTTCGCCGGTCGACCGGTTCACGTCGCCACCCCCGCCGTACCAATGCTCCGGCACGGTCGCCCCTCCGAGCACATGGTTGCGGAACAGCCGGGCGTTTTCGCTCGAATCCTGAGCATTCAGGCTCGGTGTCACGGCCGCCCAGATTTCCGCGTCATTGTGCACCCGCACCGATCCCGGTGCCGGCGGATAAATCTCCTTCGACCGTTTTGCCACCTCTTCGGGCGTCGCCCCGGTAAGCGTTACATCCCACAGAAATGCCCGCATGAAACTGGCGCGGTCGAGTTCGCCGAACAAGAACTGCTCGTAACCGTCCAGCCAATCGATTTGCGCCAGGAGATCCGAGCGCCCGCGGCGACCGTTGGACAGATCGTTGATGGTGAAATAAAACGCCTCGCCGTCGCTGAACGTCTGGCGAATCTCCCGTGTGCGCGCGCTGAATACCTCTTCCGGACCGTTGATGATGGTCCGGTAGCGACGGGCCATGCCTTTCTTATCCTTCACCGTCACGATACCGATCACCTGTGAGCGGTTGTCCGGATCGGTCACCACGGTTTCGATCAGCGCCGGGTCCAGATAGCCGAGGCGGACATGGCCGTTCATCTCGTTGACGAAGGTCGGATAACACTGCTCGCCGTAGAGCGCCAGCTCCCGCACCTTCTGCGGCAGCTTCAGGTCCATTTCGTTGATCGGGTCTTTCCAAAACCGGTCGAGAACCTTTTGATTCTCTTCATCCGTGACGGTGAGTCGCACGCCTTCCGCCAGCAAGTAGGCCACCGGCAGCTCGATCAGTCGGTTCGCCAGCAGATTCGCTTCCCAGAGATACAGCGCCATATCCCGCATGCGCTTCTGGGTCATGGGCGACAGATCCCGATCGACGTCCCCGGTCAGCCGGCGCCATTGGTCTTCATCGTTGTCGACGGTCACCCCGACCGCCTCGCGGAGAGAGGCCTTGGCCGGGGTTGAAACCGACTCGCGGAACGCGGAAAGGCCATTGATAACGCGGTCGAGAAGATCGGTGAATGCCATCGTTACCCCTGCTTACTGCCTCATGCCCCGGACGAATATCCGCCCTCTGCCCCATGGACCGCGATCGCGAAAGGCTTCGGGCACATACGCGCCCCGGATCTCATCCGCATCGCCGACCGACTCGCCGGCCGGCGGCTGCCCCTCCTGCACCGTCGCGAACGTCGCCAACAAACCCGCAATCCCGGAGTCCGCATGCCGTTTCTTGCCATCGGCGCCGCGCAGCTCCACGTCGTCTCCAATCTTGGCCACGCCCTTGATCACGCGAAACGCCCGATAATCGGTCAGAACGTCGGCATGCTTCGGGATCACCCAGGTCCTGTCTTCGAAATGTGCCTTGAGCCGGGGCGTATTCTCCCGGTACCACTCCAGCGACAGCATCACCTTGGTAATGCGGCCGGGATACCGCTGCAACGCGACTTCGGCGAGATATTCGCCGTTGCCGCGGCCGTCGAGCGCGCCATGGCGGAACCGCGGCAGCCGGTCGGCGATGTAAAAGAGAATCTGCTTTTGCTGCTCGAACGGGATATTCCGCAGTTCCACCAGAAACGGCGTGCGATAGGTGAGATTGGCCTGTTCCGCCAGCGGCCAGATCACCGTCAGGTCTCCGGAGCGGCCGAAGTCCTCACCGAAATAATGCTGCGCATTCGGGTCGAGCTGCGCCAGCAGCGGGGCAAGATGCTCCTCGCACCAGTCCTGTGTTTCGGCCTTCCGGATGTGCTCGGGCAGTAAGGTAAACGAATCCGGCTGGCTGAAGCGCAGCACCGGAATCCCGTCCTCCATACAACTTTCAATCAGCGCCCTGCTCAGGAACGCTCCCGATCCTGAAGCCGGGATCACGTCCAATTCTTCCGCGGCATCGTCCCCGTAGAACGCGTAGGTTTCGGCGACCCATTCCGCTTCCGCCTCGGGCGACCATTCCCGTCCGAGCTTGAGGCAGATCCGCTTAAAGAGGCCCTGCTTCACCGCCTCTTGGAACTCGATCCGATGCAGGCTGTACGGTTTCTTGCCCGCGCGGGTATCGAGCACCAGTTCGTTGAAGGGGTTTTGATCCCCGTCGTGAGTGCTGATGACCCGGACCTTGCCGCCCCACATCAAGAGCGCCAGCGCCGCCTTCATCAAGCCCGACAGATCGTCGTGGAACGCGGCTTCGTCGATGATGACCACGCCTTGCTTGCCGCGGAGGTTCGAGGGGCGCGACGACAGCGCGGTCACGCGGAACCCGGAGGCGAATCGGATCACGAAGGTCAGGATGTCCTTGTCCTCATCCTTGAAAATCTCCTCCTGCATTTCCCCCGCGGCGAGCTGGTAATGCTTGGCCCAGAACGCCACGTCGCCGATGAACTCCATGGCCATGTCCTTGTTGTAGCCGATATACCAGGTATCGTCGCCGCCGGCCTCGCGGCTGGCGGCTCCGGTTAGTGCGGCATCGGAGGCTTCGCCCCAGGTCAGACCGATCCGGCGCGACTTTTCGGCGATCTTGACCGGGCTCCGATCGGCAACCCAGGCTTGCTGATAGGGCAAGAGGACAGCGGGAGCGCTCATGCGACGATCCCGAGGATCTCGCGCCGGATGGTGTCGACGGCCTCGGCGGAGAGGCCGCCTTGTTTCGCGACCGAAGCCACTTTTTCGGCGGCTGACTTCGCCTTGGCCTGAACCTCCGCCTGATACTGCTTCTGCTTCACCGAGGCATTCGACAGCCGGGCCACCATGATGCCGATATCCTTGAGGTTGACCTCCTGATCCTCTTCGCTCAGATTGATCAGCACGTCGAACGCCTTCTGCTGCACCAGCCGAATCAGCGCCTCGTTCATGGCGTTGCCTTCGTCCGGCGCCGCCTCGGCGATGGCCTTGGCCTGCTCGGTCGCGATCTTCAGCGCTGTCACCCGCTTTTCCAGCGTGGTCGTCGCGTAGTTGTGGACCGCCGACTTGCTGATTTCATAGCCCTGGCTCTTGAGCCATTCCGACAGCTCCACGTAGCCGGCAAACCCCCGTTGAATCAGCTTTTGATCCAGCTCGGCGCGGACGGTGTCGGGCAGCTGCAGGATGGCGGAACGCGGGGGCATTAGACCTTTTCCTTCTCTAACAACTTCACGATATCGGCCCTGACTTTGTGGCAGGTCTTTTTATAGGTCTCCCAAATTGCCCTTTGCCTTTCGGTTAGCGCGTTGGCGATATAGAAGTCGAAAAAGCCGGCCGCATTCGGAACCTTCTTGTCGATATCGGCAACGGCATAAACATGCGCCAATACCGTAAGAACCTCTTCGGCCGAAGGTGAGGGTTTGTACCCGCGCGCCATTAGTCGAAATACTTCTCGGGCCGTGAGATGCCCGGCTCCACCGGCACCGTGTACTCTGCCACGTCGATGCCGTAGCGGGTCAGGTCGCAGAACCAGCGGCCGTCCGGCTTCTGATCGATCTTCACGAGATCCCGATCGCGGAGATAATCCAGCTCCCGCCGCACTTCGTGCTGCGTCGCGTCCGGATAGGTCGCCTGGACCACGGTCAGGACCACCTTTTCGTAGGCCCCGATCGGCCGGGCGTTGTTAAGGGTCAAAAGAACTTGCCAGCGGATATCCTCGCGCCGGATCTTGCTTAGATCAGCCATGCCGCTCTCCTTTTAATAGTGCGTTTTCGATGCGGACCGCGAGGCCGTCCAGCTTCGCCTCGATCACCGATTGATTGCGGACGTAGTCCTCCCGCCTGACGTACTGCAACGGCAGATCGGCCTTGAGCTGCAATAATTCGCGCTCCACCTGCTGCCAGCGCTGCGCTTCCTGCTTCGCTGCCGTTTCCAGCCCGGAAAATCGTTCATCCCAATGGTGCCGGGTTTCCTGGCGGGACTTCTCCTGCGAGGAAAACCGTTCGTCCAGGCGTTTCTCCACCTGCCCCAGCAAAATCTTGCCGCCCGCGAACACCGCGCCGAAAAATGACAGGAGCAGTCCCAAGAGAAAAACCAGGAGCTGCCAGAATTCAATATGCAGAGTCATTCATACCTCTTTTCTTCAGCCTCGCGGACTTCCTGGCAGCCGACGCAGCGCACCGCCTTGGGCACGGCGCCGAGGCGCTCGCCGCCGATCGGCGCGCCGCAATCGCAGCACACGACGCCTTCGGCCGTCACGATTTGCGCCTCTCCGGACGCCTCGCCGCGCCGGAATTTACGCAAGGCGATCTCGCGGTCCAGCTCGGCGTAGGCTTGCGCGCGGTCGCCGTCATCCATCGAACCGCACTAGATCGACACGCCACCAGCCGGTGAACTCGCCGGCCTCGATTCGGGTGCCGAACGGCACGCGATGATTCCCGGTCCGCTCGGCGATTGCGAACCGGAAGCCCTTACGCCGTAGCTCGCGGTAAAACTCGGCGATATCGGGCCGAGTTATCCGACCGCAAAATCCTTTCAGAACGGCGGTATCCTCATGTACCAAAATTAACCCCGTGGCCCGGTACGGCGGGCGCTCGGCCGGATCGCCGTCGATCACCCTGAGCTGATAGGCCACGGGTTCCAGCCAGATCATGGCGAGGGAGTTGCCCGATCCTGGTTCGGCTGCGACTGAAGCCGTGCCAAAATCTCGTCCGGTTCGAGGTCGGGCAGATCGGGCTGTTCGGCCTTCGCCTTCCGCCACATCTCGGCCGCCATCTCGCGGAGGCGGGACTCGTGGGTTTCGACCTGGCCCGCCGTGGCCGGCACACCGATCCCGGCGCGCAGCGCCATGAACGATAGCCCTTCGAGTATTTGCTTGGCTGCGTCATCAAACGAAAGATCGCCCGTCAACCAGAAAATCAATGCCGAAAGGACCGTTAGGGTGCCGATCAGATATGTCCGCTTTCCGCGTAAAAAATTGAGGACCAATAGAGATTGCAGGTTCACTTCTATCTCCAAATCGTTAAGCCCAGCCCGCCGGGGAACTCCCCGGCGGGGCGGACGCGCTGCTATATGGCCGCGGGTGGCGACACGGGCAGCTACCCCCGGTTTAGTCGCATACCGAAGACCCACCTACACCCGAGCATCGGCCGATCAGGTATTCGTTACGCCGGTACCGGCTCCGGGTCGTCTCCCGGATCGGTCAGCGCGGCTTCGTCGTCATCGCCTTCGCCGGGATCGCGCGCGGCCAACCCCGGCGGCCTGCCGTCGGCAACGCGTGTGACAGCAGGGTCAAACGGTTCCGGGCTATCGAGCATCGCCGCCGAACCATCGGGCGATTTGCTGCCGGAATTCGGCTCGGACGCCGGAGTGGGTACAGGTGCAATTTGATCCTGCGCGCAATCGATCTTGACGGCGTTCGGGAACGCCCTGGCATTGACGGCGCTGCGGATGCCGGCGCGCTGTTCTGCCGGCTGCGAGCAATACATGGTCACCGCTTCGCCCAAATAGCCCTGCGCCTGATTGACGGCGCTGCATCCGGACACCAGGCCGAGCAGCGACACGGCCAGAACCACGAACAGCCCGCCCCAAAAACGAACGTTTTTCATAGAACCTCCAAATCCGGGTGCCGTTGATATCCCGATCTCAGAGCACCGCACCCAACGCGCCCGATCGAGCCGAGAACTCGTAGGGTGGGTTAGGCGGTACCCCGCCGTAACCCACCGAATGCATCAACGCCGATAACGCTTCCAGCCTTCGCGGCAGAACCATTCGGTCAAGCCGCCGGCCGGAACGGGTGAAAACGTCGTCTGATTCAAGATGCGCGCAGTATCCAGCGCTTGGGATAACGGCCTTGCGTCGTTCTTGGTGACCAAACGATCGCCGTTAGGGAGTTCGGCGACGATGACATACAGTTTTTTGCTCATGAGGGCTCTTAAAGGGTTTTGAAATTGACGCCGGCTCTCGCCAGCTTGTCCACGTACGCCTGATTCTCGAACCGCCCGTCGGCCAAGCGGCGCACCGATCCCGCGTTATAGGCCGCGGCGACGCCCACCCATCCGTGATCGGCGACAAACCGGTCGCGCAACCGGTCGAGGTGGCGGCAGCCGTAGTACATGCCCAGCGTCGAACACAGCTCGGGAAACTCGCTGGCAAAGCCGTATTCGCGGGCTACGGCGCCCATCACCTGCATCGGCCCCCAACTGGCGGCCTGGCCCCACCACTCGGTGTCGCGGGAACTGATGCTGCTGAAGTAGGGAAAATCGCGCGGCGCCGATTCCGAGGCGCGTTCGGCGGCGGTGATGGCGCGGAATGGGCGCTTCCTCCCGACATCCCAGTAATAGCGGTAAGGCGGCTCGGCGCGCCAGGCGGTCAGCCGGCCGCGCGACTCCACGCGCACGATGGCGGTGACCAGGGCAATGGGCAGTGCAAATTGATCCGCCTTATTGCGGATGGATTCGAGGAGGTGTGGACCTAAATCGAGCATGCCGTTCCCAAAATGGTGGTAGCGGCGGCCGGATTCGAACCGGCGATCTCCAGCTTATGAGACTGGCGGGATGGACCTCTTCCCTACACCGCAATGGGCACGATGATAGGGAGGCGGCGAAACAGTCGGCAGATGAAACGTTTCAGTGGGGATTTTCGAGCAACCCGAAAAGATCGGGTGTGGGGTCGGGCTCGGCGTCCCGGTACCGGGCGGCGATGTTGGCCACCTGGCGCCAGGTAAGGCCGACTTCGCGGGCGACCTCGGCTTGAGTGTGCCCCTGCCGGAGCATTTCTACGATAGCGGCATCCCGTACCGCGCGCAATGCCCGCTGGCATTTCGCGATATCGAGCCACTCCAGCGCGAACCGCTCGCAGAGCGCATAGGCCGCGTCCCCCAGGGCCTTGACCAGATGATGGTCCGGCTCCGGCCGCTCGGGAAACCACACGCGCGTACCGCCATAGGCGTCCACCAGCTTGAGCGCTGACTCGAGTCCGACGACCTCGACGATCTCCTGGATGGTTGGCGGCAGCAGGGCCTTATCCATCGGTCCGGTTCACCCGATTTAGCCACATTTTCAACTTCTCGATCAGCTTGGACGCTTGCTCGCCGTCCACCCACTGCAACGCCTCGACGCCCGTTTCCCGCTTCACCCAGGCGGCGAGCGCCGCTTCGGACGGATCGCGCACGCCGCCCGCTTCGTGCAGCGCCAGCCACAATGCCCGGATCTTCCGATCCTGGGAGCTGTGCGCCAGCCGGCGCTGCTCGCCTTTCGCCTTCGGCACCCGGACCTTGAAGCCGAGCTTCTTTAGCCGCGCCAGCACGTCCTCCAGCTGGTCCACACGCATCTCCGTGGTGGAGGTCTTCCCCGTGGCGGACTGCAGCAGCTTCCGGTAAACCTCGTCCTCCAGCCGGAGCTGGCCCTTGCCGACATGGATCAGGCGGATGAGGCGGGCGCAGTCGTTTGTTCTCATTAGATGTGCTGACATAGGGAGCCTTATCGAGCGCGCGCTGGCTTCTCGTTAGCGTCCAGCTTGTAGACATTGTGTCCGCCGCATCTTGGGCAAATCAGCGGTGTCAGACCAAATTTGTCCGGTTTGCCTTCAACGCGCGCGCTTTGCAGGTGCTTGTTTCTGCATCGTGTGCATTGGACCTGGATATCTTGGCTACTCATGTCTAACCCTTACCGAATGGAATCAAAAAGGCAGGCAATCATCGTGGTGTCCAAAGCGTTTACCGCAGTCTCTACATGGCTCCGGCCACCAACGGCGGAATAGCCAATATCGCAACCATGCTTTTTGCCGGTGGGCGCAGCGCGGCGCCCGCTCCAGTCCGGCCACCCGGAACAGCCGGCGCGGCTTGGCTTGGGCGAAGTCGATGATGTTGGGATCGCGGGTGTCCATTTCACTCCAAACCAGGCTCGCCAGCAGCTGGATGCGCCTCGCCGACCGTGTATCCATCCGACTGCTCGGCTTCCAATTCCGCGGCTTGCTGTTCCAGCTGCTGAGCCTTGGTGCGGAGCGATGAGGCTTTTCTGAGGTCCTCCCGATGCGCGGCCGGGTCGTCGGCGTAGCCGGCCGCCTCCTGGAGGGTTTGAGCCGCTACCCGCAGCCGCGCCGCTTCAAAGTAGAGTTCTGCCGGCGTTCGCATCACGCCACCTCCGGCAGCTTGGCCCGGTCGATCTCGTAGCCGAAGGCGTTCTCGGTCCGGAGCGACGCGCCGACCTCGGCCAGGGTGTTGCCATCCAGGTTCTTGAGCGCTTCCTTGTCGATCTCCTCTTTAATTCGGATGCAGCCGGTCAGGTTTAGGTCCTTCAGCGCCTGCAGGGTGTCGCCCACCCGCTTGATCAGCACCTTGGTCGAGAGCCGGAAGCCGACGCTGCCGAACGTCAGTGCCTTGGTCTTCACCTTGGCGAATTCGCCCCGGTTCGCTTCGCAGAACTCCTTCATCGCGAGTTCCAGCGCCGCCTTCCGGTCGAGCAGCGGTTTGGAGTCCGTCTTCGCCTTGGCCTTCAATTCGTCGATCGCGTGGTTGGCGTCGCCCTCGATCAGCGCCAGATCCCGGTCGATCTCGCCGATCTCGCGGAGCGCCTGGTCCACGTCGTCCCAGGTGGTGAATTGCGTGCCTTCAATGCGTTTGCGTGCCATAAAGTCCCCTTGTGATGATGTAGTCTCGCGGAATCGGTGGGTTACGCCTGGCGGCTAACCCACCCTACCAGTCGTCATTTCTTCAATGCCGCCCGCATAGCGGCCGTCCTGTTGGCGGCGTCCGCGGCGGAGATCGGCGCGCCGGTGCGCGTTCCTTCGGGCCGGTGCTGGCGCTGTTCCTCGCGCTGCGCCTCGGCCTTGGCCACCGCCTTCTCGCCGATCCCGGCGATGATCTCGAGGAGATAGCCGTGGCTCTTGAGCGGCAGGGTCAGCCCGTCGCGGCGGGTGACCGTGTCTTGCAGCGCCGCCGCCCACACATCCTGCGGGGCGGGCCAGATGCGGCCGTCGCGCTTGATCTGCGCCGCCTGGATCTGCGGCAGCAGTTCCCCGAGCAGCGCCGCCAGCCGGTCCAGCGAAAGCTGGCGGGTTTTCGGGCGGAACAGCGTCATGTACTGGATGAGCAATTTCCCGAGCGGCGCCGGGAGCTGCAGCGCGATCTGCACCGCCTCCCTCGCGCCGTCGTGGGCCACCACCACATCCAGGCTCATCAGAGCGCCGCACGATGGACAGGTGAGCTTCATCACTTCTCCAGAAGGAAAAAGTCATCGTCCCAGGCCGTCACCGCCAGGCGCCGGCCGGCCGGCGGCTGACCGCAGCCCTCGGCCTCGCAATGTTCGTCCGGCTCCGGGTTACGGCTTTGGTCCAGCAGCGCGCCAAGCCAGAGTCCGGCAAATAGGCCGAGGCTAAAAATCAGCGAGGCTCCGATGATGGCGGCGATCATGGGCGCACCTCTACGCGGCCGAGTCCCAAAAAACCGGTGATGGGGGCCGGGCGGTTGTCCGGTTCGTCCCACCGGACGGTCACGCCGTGGTACGGCGCCTCGCGGCGGACGTAGCGCTCCCCCGCACTGCCGCCGCGGCCGATCCGCTCGCCGCCCAGCCCCTTGCAGGCCGGCGACCAACGCAGCGTCAGCACCGGCAGCCGCCCGAGGCAGCACACCGCCATCACCTCGATGCCGCGCGCCGTGAGATCCTCGGTCGCATCCGCCGCCAGGCGCATGGCGCGGGCCAGATGTTTGTTTCTGTCTTTTGCATGGTTCTTCATGTCGATCTCCCCTAGTTCATCTTCTCGTTGTCCGGTTTGGTATCCGCCAGTGCTTTCGGCAACGTCGCCGCGGAAAGCAACATCCGGCCAAGGTCCATCGCCGACTGAGGCGCCATGTCGATGACGCCGACCGGCAAGCGGTTTTCCCCGAGGAGCACGAGCACCACCGTTTCCGTGGTGACCGAAAACGCCACTTTGATGCCGCTCAGCGGGATGTTTTTCTTGTCGATGACCAGTTCCATCACACCTCCTTGACCAAATCGGCGTTGACCTTGGGCGCGCCGAGTTCGGCGGCGAGGTTCAGGGCGCCGCTGATCAGGTTATTGACGGCCAGCGGGTAGAGGATGGAAAACGAGTAAGTGTGTCTTTTGCCATCTTTGATCGCGGTCCCGTGGTCAATCAGTCTTGTGCGCACCGCGTCCAGGGCGTTCGGCTCGAACACTTCCGACAGCTCTTTACCCACGCGCTTGAATTTGAACGCCACATACTCTTCGAGCTTGCTATCCAGCGGCAGCAGTTCGACTATCTCGCAGCGCTGCACGACCTCCCGTAGATCGTAATTGCTCGGAGTCAGGTGCTTGCGTATCTCCGGTTGCCCGATCAGCAGGATGGACAGCAGGGGGGTCCGGCCGATTTTCATTTCGTAAAATCCCTTCAGATGCTTGAGTGTAGGCACGGCCAACCGGTGCGCCTCCTCGATAATCAGGCAATGGCGATAGCCGGCCTGATAGCTCTCGATCAGCGCGTCTTTGGCGGCGTTCCCCTTATCCTCCAGGGTTTGGCTACGCATCGATTTGCCTGGCTTCAGCCGACGCAGGATGGAATCCAGGATCGATGCAGCTTTGAGACGCTTTCCATTGATGTCATCGCCCTCCATGCCGACCACGAACGGCTTGAACAGCAAGACCCGTTTATCCGTCTCCATGAGTCGCTCCTCGACATCCTCTATTAGGGTGCTCTTGCCTGCCCCGGACTCGCCCACAACGGCCATGAAGCCGCCGTGCTTCGCGGTCTGGAACATAGCCTCCCGCACATAGCGGATGTCGGGCGAAATAAACACGTCCTCCGCGGACTCCACATCATTGCTGAACGGGTCCCGAAACAATCCAAAGTGCTTTTTCGCGGCTGGTGTCAGCCCTTGTTTTCGCAGTAACATAAAGTCTTCCTCAGATATGGCCCCGGTCTTTACCGGAGCGATGTCGACCGGCTGGCGAGCGTTGCAGCGCTCGTCAGCCACCTCTTCGAACAGCCCGTCGGCGTCCCAATCCTCGTGCCCCAGACGTGCGATCAATTCGTCCATGATCCTGACGACCAGCACATCCTTCGCCGGACTTTTCGGCCATTGGCCGTGATTGCAGATCCCTGAGAGCGTCGGCCGGCTGATGTCGATCGACCGTGCCAGCTCAGCGAGGCTGATGCCGTGCTCGGCCAGGACGGCTTTCAACTTAATGGCCATCGGTTTTCTCCGATCGGGTCGCGAGGCCGTGCCAGCGTCCCGTTTCATTGATATGCCAAACCGACTCGGTAAAACGGGTGGCCAGCACTGCCGCGGGCGAGACTTTCTCCGCCTCGGTCAGCGGCGGATCGAACTTCAGCTCGACGGCCACGTTGTCCGGGTTTTCGGCCAGCGGGTCGTCGCGTAGTGTGATGGTGACTTCCATGGACTCCTCTCTTTCGTAGGGTGGGTTAGCCGACAAGCCCTTCGACAGGCTCAGGACAGGCGTAACCCACCGAATAGATTCACGCGCCGCCCACAGCCTTCTTGAGCGCCCCGCTCGGGCTGAACACCGGGGCCTTCCGGGCCGGAATCGTGATCGCTTCGCCCGATTGCGGATTGCGCCCCTGGCGTGCCGCCCGCTCCACCACCTTAAGCTTGCCGAGCCCTGGCAGAGGCACCTCTTCTCCGGCGCTCAGCGTTTCCGTCGCCACCTTCCCGAGTTTGTTGATCACGCATTCCACGGTCATCTGGCTTTCCCCTAGTTCGTGCGCGATGGCTTTAACCAATTCGTCTTTCGTCATTGTTGTTCTCCGCTTACTTCACAATCGCCAGCTTCGGCTGGCGGGCTTCTCCCCGGCTCAGGCGCTCGGCCAGAGCGGGCAGTTCGGCTTCGGGGACCCCGTCCGGGTACTCCCGCTGAATCTGTTGCAAATGCTCCGGCCGCCAGTCGTCGCCCAGCCGAGCGCGCAGCCACTTGGCGGCTTGCACATGGTTGAGCGGGATCAGTTCGACCGTGGGCGCGGCGATCTGGAGATCGGTGCCGCGCTTCGCGAGGTAGGCCGGGAGCTCGGTTTCCTTGGCTTCCTTGTATGGGTCGATCCGGCCGCCGAAAGATTGAAAATCCTTCCGGCCTCGCAACTTTTCATCGGCTTCCAGGGTTTTCGCGCCACTGGCGATCATCGAGATGCGCTTGCGGTTCCGGTCGGTCTCAGTGTCGCCGGGCGATTTGAACTCCTCGCCAATGACCGGAGCCATGGCCTGGAAGCCCCATTCGCCGTTGAGCGGGTCGACGGTGCCGGTCACGTCCGGCAGCTCGATGTGCCGCTCGTTCCCGTCGGCGTCGGTCACCACCGCCATCGCGCAGTCCTCGAAGGGGTGCCAGTGCAGGAACACATCGCCCTTGACCATGACGCCGGGGACATCCTTCACGCTCCAGGTGCGGCCCTGGAACTCGGCGGTCAGGTCGCCGTTCACCCTGCGCTTTTGCGGCTCTCGGGTCGCGAGCGACAGGAGAACGTCCTCTGACCGGGTCTTGATCAGCTCGTGCTCGCGGATGTGCATCCAGGCGTCGAACCGGGTCATGCCGTGGCGGGTGTGTTTCTTGGTCGCGTTCCACCAGAGCTGGAACACCTCGGCGGCCTGGTTGAGCTGCTCGAAGCTCCGGATCGCGGTTTTCTGATCGCGGAGGCCATGCTCGAACGCCAGCTCGACCCGGTTCTGAGCGCCTTCGACGCTCCCCTTGGCGCGCGCGTTGCGCCGCTTGTTGACGATCAGATGGATACCGAGCCGGGCGCAGAAGCGCTTGACCAGACCGCCGGCCGTCGCGCCGGGGTCGACCATCAGAATGACCGGACGGCCGTGGAAGGGATCGCTCGGGTTCGCCTTGGGCGCCATGGCCCAGGCCAGGAACCGGACGGTGTGCTCGGCGGTCTCGGCGTGGGGGTAATAACGCCAGCGGATCACGTTGGTGGCGTGGTCGGTCAGCACGTAGCGGATGACGCGCTGCTCCTCGATCGCCTTGAGGTTGTGCGGCTTGTTCTTATAGTGGACGGCCGGGTCCAATTCCTCGATCACCGCCCCGCCCCCCGGCAGGTAATAGAGCACGCACACCGAGCCGTCCACCTGCCAAACATGGTTCGGGTGCAGGCTCCTGAGTGCCTGGTGCGGGGTCGGCCGGCGTAGCTGCTCCGGGTGCACCCCGTAGCCGCGCATGGCGCGGGCGATGGCCGAATAGGACAAGGGGCGGATTTCGCCGGTTGCGACATCCACCCGCTCCGCGCGGATCTCGCCGTTGGCGCGCAAAACGTCCACCGCCGTCTCCAGGGTGCGCCCGCGCTTCTCGTTGAGCCGGTAGCCTTCCATCAGGTATGCGCTGATCGTGTCCGCTTCGGCCCGCGAGAGCTCGTAGTCGCCGTGGTCAGCTCGCCGCTTGCGGTCGCTCACGGTCACCCGCTGCAGCAGCCGGTAGAACGCCGGCTTGGAAATGCCGAGTTCGGCGGCGCCGGCTTCGACGACCGGCCCCTTTTCGCTGTGCGGCGTCTCGGCCAGGCGCTTGGCGTAACGGTCGGCGACGCGGAGGCGGTGCAGGTCCATGATCAGTTCACCGTACCGGCTTGGGCGTTCTGTTCCGCGAGATCGGCGTTGATCTTCGCCCAGATTTCGCGGTCATCGTCGCCGGCCGCTTCGCGGAAAATGGAGGGGGCGTCCTCGGCGGGCAGTACGTCGAACTCGGCGGCGACGGTTCGCGCGGCCGAAACGATTTGCCCCAGGGACTGCGCGACTAAAAGCCGTGCATGGGCATTTCCCTCGTCGCCGTGCGCCTCGATCACCGCGGTGAATCGGGCCACGAGGCTCGCCTGAATCCGGGTGGCGATGGCCATCGTCTCGTGGTGGAGATCGTCGATGTATTTGATGGTGGTCAGGAGCGGCGGCTCGTCTTGCTTGCGCTCCAGCTTGGTGGCCAGTTCGTCGATCTTCTCGTTTTTGGCCGCGATCAGCTTGGCCTTGGCGTCGAGGTCGCCTTTGAGGTCGGCGATTTGTTTGTCTTTAGCCTCGATCTCGGTTTGCGCGGCTTCCTTCTCCTTCCCGTGTTTGATAGCCATTTCCTGCATCAAATCGATGACGCGGGAGCGGTCTTCGGCCTCGATGGCCTGTTTCACGATCTCCTGGTCAGCTGCGGGCAGCGCTTTGAGCGCGTTGTAGTCACGCTGGCGCAGGCCAATGGTTTCTGCCTTCTCGTAAAGGTCGGGGCCAAGCAGATGATAGTTGGCGGCTAGCTCCTGGCATCGTCGTTGGGACTTATGCAGGTAGGCTTCGCAAAATTCTTCCAAAGTCGCGACGGTCGCGACTTCACCGTTAGGTTTTCGATACGGCAACCCCTTGTATTGCTTCGTCTGTTTGACTGCGATGAACGTTTCAGCGATGACTTTTTCCGCGACGGTCGCGAAAAACTCAGCCATCTCAATTCTGCCGATTGCCTTGATCGCATCGAAGCTATCAAGGATTACCGTGTTGGCCGCGGCCATTTGATTTGCTGTCTCCGCCAGAGCCGGCAGTGCAGGCGTATCGGCGTTCGTCAGCGCGTGATCTGGCACATCGGTTTCGCGTGGGGTTCGTGACATGTGTTACTCCGTTCCGGTTATGACTTCTGCGTTGATGAATGCCAGCCTGGCGTCGTCATGGGCGCGCCGCCATTCGCGCACTTGCAATTCCTCGAACTTCAAATGGATTTCGGCGATGGCCAACCCGCAACGGGTGTGTTCCACCTCCTGGCGCAGCCGCTCGTATTCCGCCGCCGTGACCCGTTTCATCCGAGATGCCTCATCAGCCGGTTGCGGGACTCTTCCAATCGGCTCTGCGCACCGTCGAGCGAGTTCATGATCTGAATGGCAACCTGTCCGAGCCGATGACTGATCCGAATCCGCCCGGTCTCCGGAATCCGCTCCGCGTAGCCCTTGGCCTCCAGCGTGGCCACATAGCGGGTGATGGCGCTGGCCGGAAGGCCGGTAGCCTTGGCCAGCTCCGTCGGGCTGTAGCCGTGGGCGAAGTTGCGCTCCAGAACCCGGAGCACGTCCAGGACCTTTTCACCCGCTTCCACGGTCTGGGTTTTGCTCATGCCGTGCCTCCGGCGATCGCCGAACGTTCGTTCGGTGCATTGCGGCGCTGTTTCGCCAACCGAATCACCGCGCCACGGACGGTCTGCCACTTTGGTTCCTGCCCGGTCTCCCGGCGCAGGGCGTCGGCGATTTGATCCGTGTCCTGGTCCGTGAAATACGGCGCGTACGGTTCCGGCACCGTGAATGACTGGCCGTTGCGCGAGCCGGGGATGGTGTAACCCGTGATCTTCATTCCTCTCCTCCAAAATCGAGTTCGGGGTGTGCGTGTTTCGCCACGTTGCCGCGGTGCAGGGCCAAGCCTTCCATGGCGCTCTGAATGGCGGCCAGGGTCTCATCCGCCTGGGCACGGCCGCTGTAGAACCGGATCAGGTTACCCATGGCGGAATTCAGGATGTCTTGCAGCTCGTGAATGTCGCCCGGCTTGGCGGTTTTGCCGGTCGGAATGTCGATTACCAGCTTGCCGGCGGAGATCGCCAGCCAACGAGAGACGTAGTCGATGCCGCACGCCATTTCGTATGCCGGGATCAGGCTCGCCGGCATCTTTCCGGTGGCCAACCACTTATAGAGCGCATCATGGGTCACCCCCATCAGGTCGGCGATCCGCTCCACCGAGCGGTTGTGTTTCTCGCGCGCGTAGTCTTTGCAGAGCCGCAAGGCATGCAAAAGACTGGTCGGCTGGATGCGTTTCCAATTTCGGCTCATGTTCGGAAATGACCTCCCGGAGTCCTTTCCAAACAAAATTCGGTTTTTGCTCTATGCAACAACTTTGCGCCCTGTAAAAATTCCCCCGTCGCAAACAACACAACGGGGGATATCCTCATGAGCGCCGAGGAATTCAATGAACTGGCGGGTCGGATCGAGGGCCTAGCCATCGCTGTAGGGTTTTTGGTGGCTGAGCTGGAGGATAACGGAGTCATCGACGGCCCTCGGTATTGCGTGTCGATGCAACGGATGGCGGGCAAGCTAAGCTTTGATCGGCCGCATCTGGTGGCAACCCAGCGGACGCTTCGGGAGCTGGCGAGCTCGATCGACCAGGCGCGTAATCAGCGCCGAGGATCGGCTGGTCTAATCTGAATCCACAAAATTCGTGCATGGTACGAGCCTCACTTTTTCGGTTCATAACGGCCGGGCCAGAGTTGCGAGAGTTTCAGCTTGGTAATGCGGGCGATTTCCTCGGCGATGCGCCGAGACGTGACCCGCCCCTTGATGACATTGCTGACAGTCGTTTCCGACACGCCCAGGCGTACCGCAATGCGCTTCTGGCTGCTGCCGGCCTTCCGAATGGCTGCCTTAATGTCCTCAGGGTGCATGGCGACGTCTCCGTGTCGGGGGGCGTTCTCGCGCAGGATTGCCCGAGCCGTCACGGTGCGCCGGTGCAAATGGGCGATATCCGGCTGATGACGTGGATTGAGCGCAAACATGGGTAGCTCCTTAAATTTTGGGTTCGTAACGGCCAGGCCAGAGCTTCGAGAGCGACAGGCCGGTAATTTTGGATATGTGATTAGCAATGCGCCGAGACGTGGTCAGGCCATGAATGACTTCGCTAACGGTTGCGGGCGTAACCCTGAGTTCGCGCGCGATATCGGCTTGGCTTTTCCCTGCTTTTTTCAGGGCGGCTTGAATGTCCGCGGGGTGCATAGTGACGGCTCCGTGTCGGGGTTTTTGGGGCGCTTCGATCGCGCGGGCGATGGCGTGCATAGTTACCTTTGGGGATAAGCAGTGAACGAAAACGAACGAAAATTGTGGCTAGACGCCTTAAGCGACATTGCCGTACTGAAGCTTGAAGTAGCAGCGCTGCAGGAACTGGTCATTGCTTTGGCGGTGGCCTTGACAGAAAAGCCCGGAAAGCCGCTGGCCGAGATCGTGCCAGTCATGGAGGTGATCCGAGTCGCGACACGCTGGCGGAAAAGCCCGGATACGGCCGAGGGCATGTCGTACGTCATTGACAATCTCCGAGCGCTGAGCGAAACCCGTCCGCTGCAAGCGCTTTTTCTAAATGCGCTGCAATATCAGGCGGCAGGGGATGCGCAGCGAGAGCCTCTGCTAACCTGGTTAGCGCAAGCGACGCCAGACGAGATTGCCGACGAGATTCAGCAACTCTTAAGGCAACTGCTGTCCGGCGCTCGGAAAGATGGCGACGGCGGTGAAACCCAGGATGACGGCGGGCAGTCATGAGCGGCCTCTCTTTTTTTGGTCTAAACGGCTAATAAATCGGGCTTGCGAATAAGGCGAACACAGTATGAGAACTTAACTTCTCTATGTCAAGCATAGATGAGAACAATATTTCTCTTGCCGCCGGCCGGCTCAAGGAAGAGCGAAAACGCTTGGGGATGAGCCAGCAAAGCGCGGCGGAGACGTGTGACGTGAGTCGCGAAATGTGGGGCAAATATGAGCGGGGTCAGAGCGTTCCCGGAGGGGAAGTTTTGTTCGCATTTGCCGCCGCAGGCGCGGACGTGCAATACATCCTCACCGGCGTGCGTATGGGCGCCGTGACGGAGCCGCAAGCAAGATTCGCCCTAACGCCGCGCAAAAAGAAGCTGCTCGACCTCATCGAGATGCTCGATGAGAAAGGGCAGGAAGAGATTCAGGAGGAGCTTGAAAAAATTAAACGAATGAAGGAGCTGGAGCGAGAAGTGGCCGAGCTGAAACAACGGGCAGGAGGCGGCCAAAATAAAGCTTAGTTGTCACATTTGCCATGAAATGAGTTGTTAACATTCGTGGCGCTTTTTCAATTCGAAAGGGGGGGATATGACGCGTATCGGCCGTTTGGCTCTATGTTCGATTCTGGCCATGCTCTCGGGGTGCATGACCTATAACGAGGAGATGCTGCGCAAGGTTCCGGAGGTCAAGGCGACGACCAAGGCGGTGGTGATCGAAACGAAAGTCGGGGATTTCATCCAGCGCCTAAACGGGGAAGGCACCAACGCCAGCCCCTTCTCTAATACCACGGTTGCCGGTGAGGTGACCAAGCTCATCATGGACCGGTGGGAAAGCCGGGGCATCGTTGCGGACTATGGCAAAGCGGGGGAGTTGGACGGTACGCCGGATTACACCCTGATTTTGTCGGGTACCCGCGATGAAGAGGGTTCTATTGGTCTAGCCGTGCTGAGCGGTTTGACGTTGATGCTGCTGCCGACATCGTCGACCCTGACCTACGATCTGAATGTCGAGCTGATCGACAACAAGACATCGCGTCATTACGAAGCCAAGGCCAAGAACGCCGTCACCACGGTAATGGAGATCCTGTTCCTTCCGGCGCTGCCGTTCTCCTGGATCGGCGGCAAGCACGCCGTCGACGATATCGCGGATCACCTTTACCACGAGCTGCACGCGCAAGGGGCGTTCGCGCAGGGTGCCGTGGCTGCGAAGCCGTAGGTTGTAGGGTGTGTTAGCCGGTACTCCGGCGTAACCCACCGATTCGGTTATTCGTGTGAATTTGTCACTGATGGGGCAGTGAGCCTTGGCTATAAGCCTCGAGGTTTACCTAATCACAAAAAAACGCGGGGGGAATCATGGCAGCAAAAGAATCAGTTTTGACTCCGACACAAAAAGACAGCCTTTCCATCGAGGAATTTATTTTCCACATCATTGATCCGCATCGAGATGACAGTAATAAGATTATTGAGCTCGATGAAGTGGTGCTATCGGACAAGCAGCGGCAATTCTTTTTGAAGCGATTGCAGGAAATGGCTGAAGGCACTCAGTATGTTTTCAACGATACAGCCGAAAGCCTCAAACAAAAATCAGCTTCACTTCTCGAAGATCCAAACGAATTTGTCCCATTATCAAAACAGATTACGGCAGACTTCTCCCGTCTGCACGCCGGGACAATGTCGGCCGGGCTGTTTGTCGTATCCATAGTTTCAATCGAACATTCCGCACATCAGTTCTGTAAATTGGTGTTTTTGGTCAAGCTCGATCACAAAGCTACATACAGTTATCGCTATGAAGAGAAGGATGGAATTCGCCGAGCGATCCTTGATGAAGTACCGAACTCGCTAAGCGAAAATAAATCAGCGGTGCAAAAGAGTGCTTTAATCGACATGAGCGATACTTTTGCGTGGGACGTCTTAGCTTTTGATCGTCGTGAGCCAAGTCTTACCGACTATTTTCGACGTTTTTTGGACGTCGTCGAGCGTGAGACTCCGTCTGAGCTAACCCGGCGGGTTCAAAGAGTCGTTAGAAAATGGGCCAGAGGGCTGTCGCGTGAGGCTATTCCGGAAAACGAGGATGAACTCAGTTATTCAGGACGTTCGCAGCGCTATATTGAAGACCATTCAACATTTGATACGAACTCGTTTCTTGATACGGTTGTTCGCGATAACGATCCGGAGCGTAAAGCAGCGCTTTCTGACAGTCTGAAGCATGCACTTGCTGAGGCCGGGATTGCTGGTCAACAATTCGTTCTTCGCCCGGACTCGTTGCAAAAGGAAAAACGCCATACCTACAAAACTGCGGAAGGAGTTTTGTTGATCTATGAAGGGGATCGTGACACGGCTGGAATTGAAGTGAAATATTTCGAAAACGGAAAGGCAAGAATAACGATAGAAACTAATAATCTTCAAATAATAAGTTCGAAATAAAAGGAAGATGGTTTTGGAAAATGGTCAGCCTGACTAATTTGGTTATAGCACTTGATAACCTGTATCCGCTTGCCGATGAGGTCATCGAGGAAAGCTACCGAATTACAATCAAAGGCAATGCGCTCAATGAAAATTGCGCAGACATGCTTATGCGCGTTATTTCCGAAAGCAAGGCGCTAGGGGCTAGGCCAATATTGCACGTTTCTGAAGAATCCATCGATCAAGACGAATTAGCCCCAGAACATCGGACTTTCCATGAAGGGGCACCGTGGCAGCTAGTCTTCGGGAAAAGGCAAATTGCGGAGCAGGTTCGGGTACGCGAGGAAGAGCACACGATTTTGTTTCTAACTATTAACGGCTTCAAAGCTTGGGCCGAGCAATTCGATCCTTTGGTTCCAGGTGAAGATACGGCGTCCGATCTTTTTAGTCCGACAACGATCCGTGTTCATGGTCTTGAGGCTGCCTTTGGCGGTCCGTCACTCTGGGTTCTTCCGTTATTTGAATCGGTTGAACCTACTATTGACCAGATAAAGCTACCGACATCAGATAGTGTCCATGGACTGATTCACACGACAGGGGATCGTCCGCTCCAAATTTCTCCAGCTAGTTTCGCTCTGAACTGGGGAAATCTTGACCTTCCCTCCGCTAGCTTTCTGATTCGAGCTTGTGCGACCGTTCTCGCATCATGTCTAGTTCAAGAGATCAGGAGAACAAATGCGCACTATGAGGTGGTAATTCGTGGGCCTAAGCGGATCAAGCTGACCCTAATCGAGACGCACGACTCAGTGAACCAGGAGCTGCTTGCTGAGCTTGTAAAGACGGTATCGTGGGTTTACGACGAACGGCAGGAAACCCGTCATCAACTTATCATGGACCGGTTGTCGATAGATTTGTCCCAAGAGCAAAGCTTCTTGTCCGGTTTGTCGGATCATTTGAGAGAGGCTTTTCAACAGGCGCGAGACAGCTATGTGTTCGTGATCTTGGAGCGCAAGGATGCTTATCATAAGGAAATGCGGGAGATCATGAAGGATATGCGATCGCAAGCAGATCTTTATGCCGCTAAAGTGAGAGATTTGGTCGGTGCGTTAACTCGGGATCTCTTAGGCGCTCTAATCCTGGTTGGCTTTTCACTTGTGGCAAAGTTTGATCGGGATCATCTGCAGGAACTTATTGCCAGTCCGGAAGTAATCCTTTTCCTGAGATTTCTGGCTGCTTACTTCGTGTTGTCTGCGATATTGCAAGTAGTCGCGCATTGGCGGGACGCAAGTTTGGCATACAAAGAGAGCGCATCGTGGTTAGACGCCCTTCTCCATTACACCTCCCGCCAAGATCATGAGAAGCGCTTTATCAGCCCATTAAAGGCGCGACGCCGTACCCTTTTTGTTGCGATGGGGATTGCCGCAATCATCTACCTTGGTGCTGCTGCTTTTTTCTGGTATTTGCCAGATGTCGCATCTATCGTTCTTTGGAGATTGCGTGATCCGATCACTGTGCGATTTGATTTTCAAGGCTAGTCAGCCTGTAGAGTAAGTTAGCCGGTATCCAGGCGTAACCTATCATTGCAACGTTTTTATTTCGGGGGAAACGTACAACTATGAGTGGCGATAAAAAGAAGCCGCCTGTTAAGAAGCAGAAGGCCAACGGAAGTAAAGGAAGCGGCCAAGTAGCTGGCAATTTTGTTCGGAGGGATCCTTCTACTGGGCGCTTTATTGTTCAGAAGGATTCTCCCCGAGGGGGGGGTTACGACAAATCGGTGAGTCCGAGCATTCCGCATCCGACCGAACCGCCACCCAAAAGGAAGTAAACCATGACCGAGCTTACACCGTATCAACTCCTGTTACGGGTGCGCCTATCGGCGCGCTATCATCAGCAGCGCCGCCGCGTGTATTTGCGCCGGGCGCGGTGGGCTGCCTATCTCAACATCGCCGCGAGCCTCGGCATGGTGACCGCAGTGTTAAAAGGTGCCCCCATCTGGCTCCAGGTAGGCCTGCCTTTTGCTGTTACGCTGTTTACATTGGCGGACATATTATTCGGCTTTACCGCTCAAGCCTTCGAGCACCAGGCGCTTTACCGCCGCTGGATGGAGGTGGAGCACTGGCTGGCCGGTTCCGATCTGTCGGACGACGGGCAGCGGCGCGAAGCGATGCAGCGCATTGTGGCGATTGAGGCGGACGAGCCACCCGAAAACCACGCGGCTGTAGACCTCTGCAACAATGAGCTGCTGCGTGCCGAAGGCCACCCACCAGCCCATAGCATCGGCTGGTGGGGACGGCTGGTGGCCGCTGTGTAAGTCATCGACTCGCTTTCCGTATCGCTTCCGAAACAAAATCGCCCTAACCGCCACAGCCGCGCAACACCCTGTCACGCGCGCCATACGCCTGCCTAAATTCACTGCGCGGCCCCTAGAGGCGTCATGACGCTTTGTGACGCCTAATCCAATCGACACCGGAAACGGATTCCGGTTATGCTGGTGTCGTCCCCTCCCCAAGATCCCCGCTGAAACGTTTCAGCTGCCGCTGTTTTCCCTGTCCCTTTAATCTGCGTTCCCATCGATGTTCATCATCCTGGAGCGCAGCCGATGTCCGAATCCAAAACCGCAGATTCCCCGGCCGAAACCGAGCTGACCAAGAGTCAAGTCGCGGCGTGGGTGTTCCGCGAGGTCCCCGAAGTCGACGACGAGGGCAAACCGACCGGCGAAATGGCCAAGAAGCCTGTCAGACCCGATGAGGTCTTCGCCTTCCGCGACTACGGCACGCATGTGGTCGTAGTGACGATCGACGGCCGCAAGCTTAAGGGCGACAAGCCGAAAGCCGACACCAAGAAGCCGGCCCAGGGCAAAGCCGAAACCGCCGACACCAAGAAGGCCGAGAAATAATGGCCGTCCGCATCCCCCAATCCGGTCTCCAGGGCGAAGCGCTGCGCGAGGCGGCGACGTCCGAGTTCCGGCAGATCATCGAGTTGGTCCGCGCGGGGCTGGTGAAAGCCATTTATCCGGGCCGCTCGGAGATGTCCTATGTCGGCATCGAAGCCGTCTACCCCGACCGGGTCATCTGCGAGAAGGATGGCCGCTACTGGGCTTACCCCTACACCCTGAGCGACGACAACACGGTCGCGATCGGCGAGCCGGTCGAAGTGATCGAGCAGTACGTGCCGGTCACGATGCGGGAAGCGGTGCGGTCGGTGTTCGTGGAGGCCGCCGAGGGCAAGCGCTGGCTGATCCGGGCGATCCGCGCCGGGCTATCCCTCAATAACGTGTTTTATCCCGATGCCGTGCTGCGCGAGGCCGTGCCGCTGTTCGAGGGCGCGCGGGTGTTCGTCAAGTCGGACGACGAGCACGTCAAGGGCGCCGGCAAGGATGTCCGGAACCTGATCGGCCGCCTGGTCGAGGCCAAGTTCGTCGCCGGGGCCATGCCCGACTGCGGCGAGGTGCGCGCCAAGCTGGAATTGATCCAGCCGGACGGCGAGATCGGCGTGAAGCTCCGGGAAGCCTACGACAACAACATGTCCAGCCTATTCGGCTTCTCGATCGACGCCGACGGCACCGCCAGGATGACCGTGCGCGAGGGCAAGCGCGTCAAGGTCGCCCAATCCATCAGCAAAGTTTCATCCGTGGATCTGATTGTCGAGCCGGGCGCCGGCGGACAGTTGATCCGTCTCGTCGAATCCGTCCACCCCGAGGAGCCAGACATGGCATTGCGCGAACGCATGATCGAGGCGGTGCGAGCCGCCCACAACGGGCAGCTGCCCGCCAACCTGAACACCGACGACGACGCGGCGCTGGAAGCGGCGTACCGCGAGGCCGTCTCTTCGAACGCAACCTCAGTGACGCGAGTAGGCTCCGCCGCCGGTGCACCGGCGGCGGCCGACCTCGGCGCGATCGAGGAACGCATCCGCATGGTCGAGGCGCGGGCGAACGCACGCGCCGCGATCAGCACATCCAACCTGCCGCAGCCGGCGAAGGACAAGCTGCTGGCCGATTTCGCCGCGCGCGAACGCTTCGTCGAGGCGGACGTCACCGCCGCGATCAACGGCGAGCGGGAGTATCTCGCCCGGTTCGTGGAGTCGGGCAAGCCGACGCTTTATTTCGACCAGATCCGCGTCGAGGACCGCGCGGCGAAGCTGGCCACGATGCTCGACGCCTTTTTCGATCCGGCGCACAAGGATCACAAGCAGACTCAGAGCTTCAAGGAGTGCTACATCGAGATCACCGGCGACCGCCGCGTTACCGGGCATCTGGAGGACTGCAATCCGGCCCGGCTGCGTGAGGCCCTGGGCGACGACATGGCCGCGTTCCGCGAGTCCTTGACCACGGCGAGCTGGGCCAACGTGCTGGGCTCCTCGATCACCCGCCGGATGATCGCCGACTTCCAGCAGACCGGCCGCTACGACGTGTGGCGACGCCTGGCCAGCGTGGTGCCGGTCAACGATTTCCGCACCCAGGAGCGCACCCGCTACGGCGGTTACGGGGATCTCCCGACGGTCAACCAGGGCGCGCCCTACGCGGCGCTGACCTCGCCGACCGACGAAAAGGCGACCTACGCGATCGCCAAGAAGGGCGGCACCGAGGATGTGACGCTTGAAATGATCCGGAACGACGATGTCGGCTCGATCCGCGGCATTCCGGTGAAGCTGTCGCGGGCCGCGAAGCGCACTCTGAGCAAGTTCGTGCTCGACTTCCTGGCGACCAACCCGACCATCTACGACTCGGTGGCGCTGTTCCATGCGTCTCACGGCAACCTGGGCGCGACCGCGCTGTCCGCCACGACGCTGGCGGCCGGGCGTCTCGCGGTGCTGAAACAAACCGAATTGACCTCCGCCGATCGCATCGGCATTCCGCCGGTGAATCTCTGGCTGCCGTTCGACCTGGAGGAGTCGGGATTCGATTTGTTCCGCCGGCAGACGAACAACGACACCGACTTCGTCGAGTCGCTGCAGATGAATGTGATCCCGGTGTGGTACTGGACCGACGCCAACAACTGGTTCCTGTCCTGCGACTACAACGAGGTGCCGACCATCGAGGTCGGCTTCCTCGACGGCAACGAGGAGCCGGAGCTGTTCGTCCAGGACAACCCGTCGGTCGGCAGCCTGTTCACGAACGACAAGATCACCTACAAGATCCGGCATATCTACGGCGGCAACGTCCTGGAATACCGGGGCCTGTACGGCGCGATCGTGGCGTAAGGCGGCGATCGACGCATGGCGCTCTCCGACTATCAAGCCCTGGTGCCGAAGCTGGTCCGCGATACCGCGGGCCGGCTCGCGAGCGGCGACATCGATCAGGCGATCGCCCTGGCGGTCATCCGCTACAGCAAGGATCGGCCCCGGCGCGTGGTGGTGGACCTCAACATCGCGGGAGGCGGCAACCTCATCGATCTGCCGGCCGGGTTCGAGGCGGATTTCAGCGCCATCGTCAGCCTGGAATACCCGATCGGACAGGTGCCGCCCGCCTTCATCGGCGCCGACCAGTACGACCTGTACCCGATGCCGTCCGCGGTCAAGCTGATGCTGTTGTCGTCGGTACCGGCCGGCGCGGTGCTGCGGCTGACGCATACCGGCCGACATGTGGTGTCGGCCTCCGAGGATACGATCCCGGCCGACGATCTTGAGCCGGTGGCGAGCTGGGCCGCGGCGATTTGCTGCGAGCAGATCGCGAGCTTTTACGCCAACAACAGCGAGCCGACCATTCAGGCCGACCGGACCGATCAGCAGAGCCCGGCGCGGGAATACGCCCGGCGGGCCAAGGAGCTCCGGCAACGGTATTTGGCGGAGCTCGGTGTCGAGGACAAGAAGAACTCGGCAGCGGGCGAAACGGTGAACTGGAACCTCGGCAATAGCCTGGGCCGCGACCGGCTCACCCACCCGAACCGGTACCGCTGATGGAAATCGCGATCGATCTTGGCGGCTTCGCGGAGTTCCAGGCGCTCTGGCGCCGGGCGCCGGAGCTGGCCGACCGGGAACTGCACGCGGCGATGGAAGAATCCCTCGCGCTTCTCCAGCGGGAAACGGTGGAAGCGACGCCGACCGGCGCCCATGGCCTCCTCCGGAAAAGCATCATCGCCCGCGAGCCTCAGCGCCTTTCGGACGGATTGCTCGGCGTGGTGGATGTGGAGGATGCGAAAAGCAAGTACGGCTCGGTGCTGAACTACGCCGTGGCGGTCGAGCTCGGCACGAAACCGCACTTCCCGCCGATCGAGCCGTTGATCGACTGGGTTAAGGCGAAATTACCGATTGGTCAGGTTTCGAGCATCAAGACCCGGCGGGTGTTGAAGCGCAAGTCTCTCGATGAAGAGGCGCACCGGCTGGCCTTTTTGGTGGCGCGCAAGATCGCCAGCCGGGGCACCGAAGGCGCACACATGTTCGAACGCACGATGGCCGCCCAGCGGGCGCAAGTTCAAACCATTTTCGATCGAGCCATGCGGCGGATCGTCGAGCAACTAGGGGGATAAATGTCGACCAATTACCGGGAACAGAATGTGAACGTCGGCGCCAGCGCAACGCTGCTCGCCCGGTACGAGGTGCAAGGGGCAGGTATTCTGACCTTGAGCCTGACCAACAAAGGCCTGAATCCGCTGTCCGCCTTCGAGCTTCGAGCCGTCGGTGCTGGCGAAAACCAGCCGGCGGTCACGATCAAAACCGGGGGCTTTACGGTGCCGGATCTGCACGCCCTTTTTGCGACGGGCGAACCCGCTAATCTGGCGGCCGGGTCGACCGTGATGCTTTATCTCAATGTGGCACTGGTGAAGGCGGTAGAGTTTTGGGCCAGTTCCGGCAGCGGAACGACGGTGGCCATCGCCGCCGAGGGGCATGAGGCGTAAATATGCGTGCATATTTAGACCCGTTACTGCATAAGGTGCGGGCACGCGATCCGATAGAAAGCCGCCGCGCCCGCATTGTCATCGTTGGCGATTCGATTACCGCGAACGGTTTTGGAGCCGGCGGAGCGGGGTGGGTCGGAACAATTACGTCCAACGGCACGACCATGACGATGGATGTAGGCAACGCCGAACTCGCTAAGATGCAAGTCGGCAATTACGTCCAGATATCCAAAGCCGGGCAGCCGGTCGATACGCCATTGCTCGGCGCTATGCGGAAGGTTCTATCCTCCTCGAGCGCCAGCATCACCATGTCGGCGGTTTGTGGCAACGAGGTTTTCCCGGCCGGAGCCTCGGCGAGCTGGCGAGGAGCTAATCTACAGCCGTGTAATCCGGGGTGGTTCAGTTGGTTTAACCTGTTACTCGGCAATCCGTTTGTGATTGCCGGTAACTATGCTATCGGCGGATATGGCACCGATCTTCTGCCGTATCTTACGAACCGTATCGACCATGGCCCCGATTTTGACTACCTGGCCATCAATATTGGGCACAACGATTTCGCGGCCGGCCTGACTGCCACGGCGACATTCGCGAACCTCATCGCGTTCATCGAATACTACCAGGCCAAAGGAAAGCGAATCATCGTGGTTACGCCGCCGGCCTGGAGCAGCACGGGCGCCGGTTGGAGCACGGCAAACGCTATTCAGAATGCAAAATACGCCTCGCTGATTCGCGAATATTGCCGCACGCATCATGATGTCGGCTTGGTGGACCTGCATCGAGCCACAGTCGACGGAACCAACGTCAACGGAGACTTTCGATCGGGATATTCCGTCGACGGAGTTCATCCCTATGCCAATGGGCTTCTTCCCGCGCTGAGGGATTACGGGAACCTCGGTGAGCTCAAATCTCAAATGCTGATCCGTCCCTATCCCATCCCGATGGTATCGGCGCTGGACACGTCGTCAAACGCTGGCGCTGATAACCTCTTGACCAACGGGGCCATGGCAGGTAGCGCCGGGTCTCTGCCCACCAGTTGGACGCAGCTGACGGCCCCGAGCGGCGGAACCATTACCTATGACGCAGGAACCGCTCGGGCGGATGGGTTCGGCTACGACCTGAAGGTGACAACGGCGGCAGCCACCGGATCACCTGCATTTTATAACCAGTTTGCGCCAGCGCTATCTGATCAAATCGGCAACTGGTTCGAGTGGGGATTCCAGTTCGACGTTGATACAGACCCGACAAATGTTGCCACATTGGGCAGCCGACTTTTTCTAAATGGCGGCGGATGGGGAGGCGCGACGGTTTATCACATGCGCAATGGCTCGGGCGTCGCCGCAGCGACGGCGATTCCGTTCCTCGATTTCGATGACCCGCTTGATTTCATATCGCAGCCGTTCTACATCCAGGCTGACATCGCCGCGCCGACCTCCGCGCTAATGGTGATCGACTACGGATTCAGCGCCGCATCGTCCGGCGTTGTCAGGTTTGGTCAGGCGTTTTTGCGGCAGTGCGCCAATCCGTTTGAGTGATAGAAAAGTCCGTTATGACCGCCCCCATCCGCACCGCCATCGTCGCCAAGCTCAACACGGTCGCCAACATCGGCCGGGTGCACGCCTACGAGCGCTACGCCAACCAGATGGCCGACCTCTCGACCCTCTATGCCTGGGATATCGGGGGCGGCCAAAAGCAGATCCGCGGCTGGTTCGTGCGGCGGGTGGGCATCCGGGAGTCGAAGCCGTCCGAGTCGCTGTTCCGCGAGGACATCAGTTGGCAGATCCGTGGCTATATGGCGCTGTCCGACGCTGCGGCGAGTGAGCTAGCGTTCGACGATCTGATCGACGCGATCCGCACCGCTTTCCGGGCCGACGATACGCTGGGCGGCGCCGTTGACACCTGCTGGATTCACGAGGAGGCAGGCATTCAAATGGACGACGCCGGTCCGGTGCTGTTCGCCAACGTGCTGTGCCATTCGGCGCGGCTGATTCTCAAAACCCGCCGTCATTTCTAGGAGACCGACATGGCCAAAAACCAAACCGAAGCGCAACCCGAAATGGTCGTAGTCGCAGAACTACAAGAGACCGAACACGTCCTGCTCCAGCCGATCAAGTATTACGGCGAGGACAAGGCGAAAGGCGACAAGGTCCTCCTCTGGCCCGACCAGGTCGAGCGGCTGCGCGAACAAAAGATCATCGAATAGCCGCCCTTTCAACCCCATCCGGAGACATCCATGCCAAACATCGTACTGGGCGCCGGCAAGCTCTTTTTCCAGCCGGAGGACGCCAACGGCAACCTGACCGACGGCGAGATCTACCTGGCGGAAACGCCGGGGATCACGATCCCGATCACGACGCAGCGGGTGGAGGTCTTTTCCTCCGACACCGCGACCGAGGAGCGCATCGTCGACATCCCGCGTCGGATCGAGCGGAACTTCAGATTCTCGACGCGTGATATCAACGGCGACAGCCTGCCGCTGTTCCTGATCGGCGCGTCGGCGACGGTGACCCAGACCGCGACGCCGGTGGTGGGCGAAGCGATCGGGAAACTGAAGAAGGGGACGTATCTGCAGCTCGGCACCTCGCTCAATCCGGCCGGTATCCGCGGCTGTTCGTCGGTCGCGATCAAGAACGGCGCGACGCCGCTGGTGCTGAATACCGATTACACGCTGGACGCCGACCTCGGGCGGATCTACATCCTGCCCGGCACCTCCGTGGCCGAGGGCACGGCGCTCACCGCCGATTTCACCCCGACCGCCAACACCCGCGAGCAGGTGTCTACCGCCGGCACGGCCGCGAAGACCGGCGCGCTGCGCTACATCGCCGACAACACGGCTGGCGCCAATCGGGACGTCTATATCCCCAAGGTGACCCTGACGCCGGACGGCGAATGGGCGCTGAAGAGCCGGGAGAATCCCCAGGAGCTGGGTTTCGATGCCCGCATCGGATTGCGCGCATCGCTCGCGGCGATGTATGTCGACGGCCGGCCGGTGTAAGGGGACGCGATGGAGACGAACGAGTTGGATGTTTTGGTTCCGGAGCGCTCAGGCATCCGGGTGGGCGATGACTTTATCGAGGTCGGACCGCTCCGTTACGAGCAGGTCCCGCCCATCGCCCGCCTGGTCAAGCAGATCACCGCAACGCTCGACCTGCGGCCCTATGTCAAGGCGGGGGAAACGGAGAGCGATGCGATCGACCTCGACGATATCGCCTGGGGACCTTTAATGCTGGACCTGATGGCCGAGCACGGCGAGTCACTCGCCGAGTTGATCGCCCTGGCAGTCGACCGGCCCGTGGACGTCATCGGGAAGCTCCCGGTGGATCATTTTGTCGAGCTGGGGACGAAGGTCTTCAAGGAGAACTGGCGTTTTTTTACGCTCCGCGTGCTGCCGACGCTTCTGGCGGCACTTCCGGAGGCACTGCCCTCAGTCCCTTCGACGACATCCAGCGACTCATCGAGCACGGACACCGATTCGGAGACGTGATGAGCTACACGCTGCCGCAGGCCCAAGCCTTCCTTGCGGCCATCGATCGGTCCGAAAAGCGCCGGCAGCGGGACTGGCTGCTTCTGATGCGGGCCTCGCAGGCCCCGAAAGAGGAGTTCGGGCAGATGCTCGAAGGGCTGAAGTGATCAGGCTCAAAGGCCGTGGATCAATCCGAGCAGCAGGGCGACTGGGGAGACGCGTTTAAAGACGATCCACAAAACGAAGGGCAAAAACACGAAAAGCTGATAACTCCGGGGCGACGCGGCCGTCGCAAAGCACCACAGCAAGCCGAACAGGGCCGTCCAGCCGAACACGAACGCCAATAACCGATCCCATTTCATAAGTAAACGCCGTGGCAGATTACGAACTTGGGCTAAAGATACGCGTCGACTCCAAGACCGGCAAGGCTGAAATCGTCGGCGTCGGCGATGCGGTCAAGCGGCTGGGCGAGGAAGGCCGCAAATCGGGGCAACAGATCAACCAGGGCTTTTCCGCCGCGCGCCAAGGCGTCCAATCGATCAGCCAGCAACTCGCGGCGGCACGGCGGGATCTCATCGCGTTCTTTCTGGTCGGCAAGGGCGCGCAGCTCTTCAAGGAGTTCGTCGCCATTACCGACGCCGGCAAGAAGATGTCAGGCCAGCTCCGCCAGGTGACTCAGGATTCCGCCGAACTGGCGAAGGTTCAAAGACAAGTTTACAAAGTGGCGCAGGACAGCCGCAGCGGGCTCGAGGCCACCACCACGCTCTACGCTCGCGTGGCCCGCTCGACTAGGGATCTCAACACTACCCAGCAGCAGAATCTGGCCTTCACCAAGGCGATCAATCAATCGTTCCTGCTGAACGGCAGCACGGCCGAGGAGGCGGCGAGTGGCGTCATTCAGCTGAGCCAGGCCCTGCAAAAAGGCCGCCTGAACGGCGACGAGTTCGTGTCTGTCATGGAAGGCGCGCCCTTGGTGGTCGAGGCGCTCCAGAAGCATCTCAGAGCCTCCAAGGAAGATCTCTTCAAGTTCTCCGAAGAAGGGAAAATCACGTCGGATGTGATCGTCAAGGCGGTGCTCGAAATGTCCGGCGAATGGGACCGCCAGTTCAAGCTGCTGCCGCGCACCGTCGAACAATCGCTGACCCAGCTCCGCAATGCCTGGATTCAGGGCCTGAGAAACGTCGACACCTCCGCGCTGACGCGCTCGATCGACGAGTTCCGCGCCATTCTGACCGATCCGCAAACCCTGAAGGCGATTACCGGCTTTGCGCAAGCGATCGTGGATTCGATGGGCTTGGCAGCGAAGGCGTTGCAGGAGTTCAAGGGCCACGGCGAGGAAGTCTTGGCCATAATCTCCGCGCTCGGCGGCGCCAAGCTCGGCAGCCGGTTCGGACTGCCTGGAGCGCTCATCGGCGGTGGCGCCGGCCTGCTGCTGTCGCCGCGGTTCGAAGGCCGGCAGGCGGCGAATGCCGACGCCGAGATCGAGGCCATTAACAAACAGATTGAAGCCAAGCGCGAGGCGCTGGCCAAGGAAGAGCGGAAGATCGCCGCAGGAGACTCCTTTCTCGCCATTGAGCGGAAGCGGGAACTGACCGCGGAGATCGAGAAGCTCAACGAGAAAAAGGCGGCGCTCGAAGCGATCAATCGGGAGATCAAAGGTTCGCGCGCTCAAGACCCGGCCTCCGTGTCGAATGTGACCGACACCTCGAACATCAAGACCCTCCCGGTCAAACCCGGCAAAGAGAAAAAGCCGAAAGCATCGCTCGTGGACGATGTGCGGCAGGAAATCGAGGCTCGGCTAGAGCTGCAACGCGATGCAGCCCGCCTCGAACTGGAGGAACAGCAGGCCGGATTGGAGGCCGGCGAGCAGGCACTTAAGCGGCAGCTGGACGCCAATCTCATCAGCTACCGCACCTATTACACCCAGCTCGCCGAGCTGCGCCAGGCGGATATCGACGCGCAGATCGAGGCCAAGCGGCGTGAGATCGCGATCGCCGAGCAGGCGCAGGCCAATTTGCCGGCGGACAAGGGCAAGGCCGCGATCGAGCAGGCCAGGTTCCAGGGCGACATCGAGCGGCTCATGAGCGAGATCGGACGGCTCGAAGCGCAAAAAGGGGAAATCGTCGCCGAGGCACAGGCCGATATCGCCATGAAGGATCAGGATCTGGCCGACCAGCTGGACCAATTCCGCCTGCGGCTTTTGGAACTGCAAAACAGCGATGGCGTCCGGCTGGCCGATATCGTCATTCCGCCCGAGCAACAAACACTTTTCCAGGCACGGCTTACGGTTCTACAGAACCAATATCGGCAGTTCATCGAGCAACTCAAAACGGCCGGCAACACCGAGGGTGTCCAGATCGTCGAGCGGTTGATCAACGCCGAGGCGGTTGCCCAGTTCAAGGGCCGGTTCTCGGAGATGACGGAGTTCGGCCGCCAGGCGGCACACAACATCCAGGATGCCTTCGCTAATTTTTTGTTCGATCCGTTCAAGGGCGGGCTCGACGGAATGCTGAAAGGTTTTGTCGATACGCTTCGGCGGATGGCCGCGGAGGCGGCGTCGCAGCAGATTTTGAAAACGCTTTTCGGTGGCTTGAAGAACCTGAACCTGTTCGGTTCCGGCGATTTCTTCGGGTCCATGCTTGCCTCGGTCAAACACTCGGGCGGCATGGCCGGTGCCGGAGGCGCCGCGCGGCGAGTGCCCGCGCTGGCGTTCGTCGGGGCGCCGCGGCTCCACTCCGGCGGCTGGATCAAACCGGGTGAAGTGCCGACGATTCTGCGGACCGACGAGGAGGTGCTCACGGCTAACGATCCCCGCCATCGCAACAATTTCCGGCCCGGCGGCAACGTCGAAGTGCACGTGCACGAAGCGCCCGGCACCCGAGCGACCGTGGAATCGCGCCAGACCGAGCAAGGCCCGCGCATCGACGTGCTGATCGAGATGGTCAAAGGCGCGGTACAGTCCGATATAGCCAAGGGCGGTGACGTGGCCCGGACCATGGAGCAGCGTTATCGTCTCAACCCCGCGGCGGGGGCGACACGCTGATGCCAGCCTGGCCCAGTTCGCTCCCGGTCATCTCCACGCTGGAGGGCTACGGCATCGAGCCGGTGAGTGCGGTTGAGGAAACCGAAATGGAGGCCGGATCGCCGCGCGCCCGCCGCCGCTTCACGCAACCGCTGACGCGCTACTCGGTCGCGGTGCCGATGGAGCGCGCTCAATTGGCCATATTCGAGACCTTTCATCACTACACACTCAAAGACGGCGCCGAGTGGTTCGACATGCCCCTGGTCAACGGCCAGGGAACGACGATCTGTCAGGCTCGGATTAGCGGTCGCCCGCCTTGGCGCGCCCGGCGCGTATCGGATACCCAGTGGGAAGTGTCGTTCACGCTGCTCGTCCGCAACCGTCCCATTGCCTCGCCCTAAGGAGTCACGATGCCCAACCCCACTCTGCAACAGGCTATTAAAGAAGCCTACGCCGCGGCACCCACCGATGTCGTGGTGCTCGAGACGCTGGAGCTTCGCCATCCGTCGTTCAGTGTTCCGGTCCGGCTGGTCCGCGATACGCAGGACTGGTCGCTGACGCTGGAGTCGGACGCCCCGGCCGATCCGGGCGAAGCGGTGATGTTCGTCGGCTATGCCTTCGCGATCGAGGTTCCGCCGGTCGAGGATGGCGCCCAGCCGCAGGCGGTTGTGGCTATCGACAACGTCTCCGCCGAGATCGTGTTGGAGATCGAGGCGGCCGTGACGACAGCGGAGCCGATCGAGCTGACCTATCGGCCGTATCTCTCCACGGACACGACGGGTCCGCAGATGGACCCGCCGCTGCATCTGGTCATCACGCAGATTACCGCGAACGTGATGCAGATCACGGCCCGCGCCACCTACGGCGATTACACCAACCGCAAATTCCCGAACCGGGAATACACCCTGACCGAGTTCCCCGGGTTGGTGGCCGCGACGTGAAGCACTGGGCGAACCAATATATCGGCAAGCCCTGGGAAGCCGGCGCGCGCGGGCCGGATGCCTACGACTGCTACGGGCTGGTGGCCGCGGTCCAGGCGCGCCTTTTCGGGCGCTCGCTGCCGCTGGTGGATGGTATCGAGCCGACCAACCACCGCCAGGTGGCCGCGGCGATGGCGCGGGCCGATTACCGGGCCGGCTGGACGCCGATTCCCATGACGGAGCGGGTCGAGGGCGATCTCGTGCTGATGGCGCATGCCCGGCATCCGTCGCACATCGGCGTCTGGCTGGAGGTCGACGGCGGCGGCATCCTGCATTGTGTCGGCAGTCTGAAAATTGGCTTCCCGACCTTGGGCGTGGTGTTCTCGACTCTGCCGGCGCTCCGCCTCGCGGGCTGGGGCCATCTGGAATGGTGGCGCCATGAGTGATGTGAAGCTTTTGCCGCCGCCGCGCAAGTCGGCGGTCATCGTCCACGCGCGGAATCCGTTCCAGGTCGACGATCGGGAGATCTATCAGGTCACCGAACCGGTCACGATCCGCGAGTGGCTGGACCGGCAAGGCATCGACGAATTCCCGCTGCCGACCATCTGCCTGGTCGACGGCGATCCGGTGCTGCGATCGGAGTGGCCGACGCGGCGGATCGAACCGGGTTCGGTGGTCGCGTTCGTGGCAATGCCGGGGGCTGTGGGTGGAATTATAGTGGGGGGTCTCTTCGGCGCCGGTTTTGCGGCATCGACAGCAGGCCTGCTGCTCGCGGCGGTGACCAATGTTGGCATTTCGTTCGGACTGTCCCAGCTCGCGAACCTCCTGATCGGCGCACCGAAGACGCCCTCCACTCGCGCGGCCCGCGACCAGGCGGCGGCCAGCCCGACCTACAGCATCCAGGCTCAGGGCAACGCAGCGCGGCTCGGGGCATCGATCCCCGGCATTTATGGCGAGCCCCGCGTTTTTCCGGACTGGGCCACGGCGCCCTATACCGAATTCGAAGGGGGCGAACAGTACCTCTATCAGCTCTTCTCTATCGGGCTCGGCGAGTACGACGTTCTCGACCAGCGCATCGAGGACACGCCGTTCGCCTCGTTTCCGGAGTGCACGGTGCTGGGCATTTATGGGCCTGGCCAGCCCGTCACGACGCTGCCGGCGGCGGTGTATACCTCGGTCGAGGTGGCCAATCAGGAACTGCTGCAGGGCCAATGGATCGGGCATTTCATCGTCAATCCGGCCGGAACCAGCATTTCGCAAGTTGCCGTGGACGTGGTCGCGCCATACGGCATGTACTACGCCAACGATCTGGGCGGGCTGGATAGCCGGGGAGCGACCTTTACAGCTGAGGTGGCGACGGTGGACGATGCGGGCAACCTCACGTCCGCTTTTTCGCCGATCGGCGCGGAGTCGATCACGGCCGCCACCAACAATCCGATCCGGAAGAGCTACCGTTACACGCTGCCGTCTTCAGGGCGCTGGGCGGTGCGGATGACGCGCACCAATGCGAAGGACACCTCCAGCCGCGCCGGGAACACTATTCAATGGACCAACCTCCGCGGCTATACCACCGGGGCGGCGACCTATCCCGGAGTCACCACGGTGGCCACCCGGTTCCGGGCCTCGAACAACCTGAGCGAGCAGTCGAGCCGGCGGGTCAACTTCAAGGTTGCCCGGAAGCTTCAAACCTGGAATCCGGCCACCCGGCAGTGGGGCGCCGCCGTCCGGACCCGCTCGATCGCCTGGGCCTTGGCTGATATCTGCCGGGCGAGTTACGGCGCGGGCCTGGCCGATAGCCGCTACGACATCGACGGTCTGTATGCCCTGGAGCAAACATTGGCGGCGCGGAATGCGGTCTATGGGCCGACCGGCGACTGGTGCGACGTCGTGTTCGACAACGCAGTGACTGTGTGGGAAGCGCTGGTGACGGTGGCTCGCCTGGGCCGGGCGATGCCGGTGATCCAGGGAGGCGTCGTCCGGTTCGTGCGCGATCAGAGCCAGTCGCTGTACACAGCGATGTTCACTCCGCGCAACATCGTCAAAGGCTCATTCGCGATCGAATACGTCATGCCGTCGGACGAGACCGCGGATGCCGTGACGGTGGAATACTGGGACGCGGAGGCGCTCAGGCCGCGCGAGGTGACCGCGTCTCTCGCCGGTTCATCGGTCGCCAAACCCGCCAAGGTCAAGCTGGCCGGCTGCACCTCCCAGGCGCACGCCTGGCGCGAGGGCATGTACATGGCGGCCGCCAACCGGTACCGGCGCAAAGCCATCAAGTTCCAGACGGAACTGGAAGGCCATATCCCGATGGTCGGCGACCTGATCGTGGTGGCGCACGATATGCCGGCGTGGGGCGTCGGCGGCGAGATCGTCGATTACGATGCGGGCACCAAAACCTTCACGCTATCGGAGCCGGTATCATTCGGCGCCGGCAATCATTATCTGGCGCTCAGGCGGCGCGACGGCGGCATCTCCGGACCGTGGCTAGTGGTCGAGGCCGTGCCGCCCGATCCGTACAAGGTGATGCTCGGCATCGGGCAGACGCTCGACATTACGCCCTACACCGGCGGCGCCGAGGAGCGGACGCACTTCGCCTTCGGTAAGGCGGGGACCGCCGATAATTTCCAGCTGTTCCGGGTGATGGCGCCGATCCGCTACCGCGGGGACTCGCTGGTCGAGCTCACGGCCGTCAACGAACATTCGTTCGTGCATACAGCCGACTCGGGCGAGGCGCCGCCGATCCCGAATCCCGCGCTCCTGCCGACCCGGCCGACGCGACCGGTGCTCACCGCGCTGGCCGTCACTCAGAGCGGCACGCCGGACGCTCCGGTGCTCAACGTAAGCTGGCAAGCGGCGGCCGGCGCGACGCACTACCTGGTCGAACTGAGCCGCGATAATGAGAACTGGAGCCGTGTTGCGGACAGCCTGACCACGTCGATTCGGGTGCCGGTGGAGCCGGGCGTTTGGTGGGTGCGGGTCGCTGCCGCTGGGCTGGCGGTCGGACCGTTCTTGAGCCAGCAAATTACCGCCGGAGAGGTTCCGCCGCCGGGCGTCGTTCAGGGGCTGGCCCAGGCCGAAACTTTCACCGGGACGCAGGCCCGCATCCAATGGACGCCGACGCCGCGTGCGACGCATTACCGGCTGGAAGTTTGGGCGGCGGGGGTGAAGCGGCGGGACGTGACCACGACCGTGCCGGCGTACGCCTATAGCGCCGAGGATGTCACGAAGGACGGCGGCCCCTGGCGCTCGCTAACCTTCCGGGTGTGGGCCGTTTCCGAGGTGGGGGAATCCGACAACTATGCCGAGCTGACCCTCAGCAACCCGGCGCCGGGCGCCCTGACCGGCGTGAGCGTTTATGCCGGCGTGAAATCGGTCATGATCACCTACACGCGCCCGACCGATCTCGATTTTTCGGAAGTGATCGTGTGTATGAGCACGACTCAGGGGTTTACGCCCGACCCCGAAACCAACTTGGCGTATCGAGGCTCCGATCGGACCATTACGATTCCCAATCTGGCCGAGGATACGACCTACTATTTCAGACTGGCGGCGGCGGACACCTTCGGAATCGACGGGCTCGACTTCGGCGCGAACGAATATCAGGCGACGATCACGAGTCTCAATCTTCCGACGCCAACCGAAGTTAAGGATGCTTTGCAGGAGGCGCTAAGCGACCCCGCCGCGACCCCGCTGGTGTTCGAGGCTGATACCTTCGCCGTGAATATGGCCGGAACCGATCGTTTCCCCTTCATTATCGGGCAGGTCGAAGGCCAGGACGTAATCCAGCTCGATGCCAACGTCTACGTGCTGGGCACGCTCTCCGCCTCGCAGATCCGCTCGGGTGACATCGCCGTCGATCAGCAGATTCGGCTCGGCAATGGCAACGTCGTGCTGGACGGCGCCGGAGCCATGATCGTTTACGACCCGAACAGCCCCGACCCCGATCATCCCGATTTTGCGCTGTTTACGGCAGGCCGGCTGACATTTCAGGTCTATCGGGGTGGCGAGTATCAAGAGCAGAAAGCAGTCAAACGAGTGGAGTTTGGGGTCGCCAATTCCGGCGAAACCGTTTTGATTCCGGGCTATTGGGACAGCCAGCCGAAATTGATGATCGGTCCCAAGTCTCTGATGAGCTACGACAAGGACTATTCCTCCCAGGAGCAGACCTGGCTGGTCGAGGCGCGAAACCTCCATGAAACATCGCAGGGTTCGCAGCAATGGCAGTTCGACGCCGTAGCGGAGCTTAATCTCGCGGCCAACTCCGGCACCACGACAACCGGCAGTTCGCAGGGTTGGAGCAGCACGAATACATTTACCAGTTTGGCCTACAACCTGGTCGGCAACACCTCGCAGGTCACGGTGACCTTCAGCGCCGGCAGCTATCGAGGGACCGGCACCGGCACCTATGTATGGGCGTATCGCGCCGTGCGTTGGAAGGTACAGCTTTACAACAATGCACTAGGACAATGGCAAGACGCCAACACGTTCCGAGTGATCTCGATGACCGCACAGGGGGCGGTGCAGTCGGCCAAGCAGGACTCGGTCACCGTCGCGGTATCGTCCGCCCACACCCAGATCAGAATATACGCCGAGGCTTACGACTCCGGGGGAGCCTATACGACCGGCGGCAATGCCTACAACTACACCTATGGCGGCTGGAGCGCGACAAACACCAATCAGGCGACCGCATCGGCGGGCGGCAACCCGAACGGCTTCCCAGGCTGGACCCCCGATGCGGTTGTTTATCACGCGACCAATGCACCGGCGGGCATAGCGGGGTGGGAGGTTATCGGCTATCAATACTATTACGAGTGGCGATCGGCTCGCCCCAGCGGCTCGCAGCACAGCGGGTACGTGGCCGGCCCAGGTGTCTACTATACGACGCCGGGCGGCACTGCCGCCTACGATACCGGCTGGGCCGGAGTTTATCACGGGGTCTACTACGAAGGATTCAACGCCAATAAGAGCTACGTTCATGCTCACGCCAACAACATCGGGACATTCAATGCCGTTGATGGGTATATCCGTAACACGACCGCCCGAGCTTATCTACGGCAACTGATCGTAAACAGCCCAACGCCTGCCAACTATTTCCAATTCGCCTCGTTCGCGTGGGTAACGCCATCGGCTCAGACGCTCGCGGCCGGGTCGATCAATTGGATGGCGGTGGGGGAATAGATGAAGATCGCGATACCGGACATTTACCGACAAGGGACGATTCTTCTGACCAACGGATCGGATCAGGTCACGGGACTTGGCGCAAATTTCCCGGCGTACGTTCTTCTCGGCGCGCAATTGACCGTCGACGGCGAAGTAACGCCCTACACCGTCGAGACGATTGACACTCGGCACGATTTGACCCTGACCGCGCCTTGGGCCGGGGCGACCGGCGAATACTTCTATCAGATCGACAACACGGTCGTCCCGGAGCCGAGCTACACGATCGATAAAACCACGATCAATGCCGACGGGGTCGATGCGGCTACCATCACAGGGCTCCCGAATCCCGCCTATGTATCCATGACACCGCTGACGGACAACGGGGTCGCGGCGCTGTCGCCGCAGCTCGTGTCGGACGGCCAGCTCGTCATCAAGATTCCGGTCGCCGGGGATTACGAGTTTCTGATCACGGCGTTCGGCTATCGCGATTACAAGGTCACGATTCATGCAACTTAATATCACCCCAACCCCGGCGCCGACTCTCTCGAATCTCGTCATCACATCGACGATCAAGGGGATTCAACTCAAGTGGGATGTTACCGATGACCCGACCCACGCCTCGACCGAGATCTGGCACAGCGAAACCAACGATTTCGGCATCGCGACGAAGCTCGCCGAGGTGTGGGACAACACCTACATCCACGTCGACGCGCCGATTGGGATCACCCGCTATTACTGGATTCGCTCCAGGAACATTTACGGCCGCACGGACGGCAACGTATTGTCAGGATCGGCTACTCCAGCAGCGGTTCAGACCACGGACGTGGCGCCGAACGCCATTACCTCCGTATCGATTTTCCAGAACAGCGCACCGGCGACTCTTGTCACCTACGATGTCTGGTCGAATGTGTTTCTCGCCACATTTCCGGGCACCGGAAACGCTTTTGTCGTCGACATTCAACATCTGACAAATCTGGCCATTTCAGCGATCGGTACAACCGGCGCTGCTTATGCTCAGGGTCGCATTTCGGTGGTGGAAAGCCCGTATGTCAACGCCGGCACGGTCACCGTGACCAACGGGTCCGCCGTCGTCGGGGGAGCGGGAACAAGCTGGCTTAGCGAAGTGTCGCCCGGCGACGTGTTTTTCCTTGCGAGCGCATCATCGAGCCGCTACACCGTGCAGAGCGTCGACTCGGACGAACAGATTACGCTGTCGGCCAACTATGCCGGAATCACTGGCAGCGGCAAGACGTATTACATTCTGACCGCCAGTTCACTTGCCATCCAGATCAGCGAAACGACGGATCAACTCGAAATCATCGGGGCTCACGCAATCTCGCACAAATTCCCGTTCGCCTACCGCACCCCAGTGCAAACTCAGGCCGGTCGGCTCTACGATATCGTGCTTGACTGGGCCATCCATCGCGACGATGCGAGCTGGTCGATTTCGCTGTCATCGGTACTAAAAACTCTTATCTTGACGGAGCTAAAGCGATGAAAGAGCGTGTAGTGATGTTCGACAAGACGACTGGAGCGCCGGTTGCATCGATCCAATCCCCAGACCCGACGTTCATTCTGCTGAATTGCGACGATCGCCATCATGTCTCGAAGGAAGTCCCAAGCGGGATGGACTGGCGGAACCTGTCGCTCAACCTGAGCGTTGGCCATATCGAGCAGAAAATCCCGGCCCGCGAGATGTTGTCGACCCTGCCGGCGAATAAGGTAAGAGTCGGTTCAGAAGCGGGAGTGCCCCCGAAAGGAGCCAGGTAAAGCGATATACGAGAGATTAGAGGAAGCGACCGAAACGTGATGCGCCACGCTCCGGCCGCCGACCCACAGACGTATCCTGTGAGCCAGCCGGGGCTTCCTGCCACGTCGACGCGGCAAGGTAAGCCTAGTACAAATTTTTTAATCCGTGAAAAAGGCTTACAGACCATGCAAAACGAATGTTATTCAACCGGACGTAGCTTCTTATCTTGGATCGGCGGAAAGTCCCTCCTGGCCGATAGGATTATCCCCCTGATCCCGGAACACCAATGCTACTGCGAGGTATTTGCCGGTGCGGCCTGGCTGCTATTTAAAAAGCCGGAGTCGGAGGTTGAGATCATCAACGACATCAACATCGAACTCGTGACGTTGTACCGCGTGGTGAAAAACCACCTTGAGGAGTTCATCCGGTACCTGAAATGGATCCTCGTGGCACGCGAGGAATTCGAACGATTCAAGGAGACGAATCCGGATACGATGACTGACATCCAGCGGGCTGTCAGGTTCTATTACCTCGTGAAAACCGGCTACGGCTCGCGGATTAAAGACCCGACGTTTTCGATCGGCACGTCCAGGGCTAGCAACTTCAACCTGCTGCGGATTGAGGAGGAATTATCGGCCGCACACCTGCGGCTGTCTCGGGTCTATGTGGAAAATCTGCCGTATCAGCAATTGATTCAACGCTTCGATAAGCCACACACGTTCTTCTATATCGATCCGCCGTACTACGGCTGCGAGGACTACTACGGCAAAGGGATTTTCGGCCGCGAGGATTTCGGGCGGCTGCGCGAGCAGCTCTCTGGAGTGCAAGGCAAGTTCTGCCTCTCGATCAACGATACGACGGAGATCCGGGAGATTTTCGATGGATTCCGTATCATGGAAGTCCCGACGCGCTACAGCGTGGCCAATGGGAAAAGTAAGGCAGTCGGCGAGCTGCTTATAATGAACTATGAGCAGGCCATACAGCAGGCGCCTGATTTGGTGAATCGGCGGCGCAAACGATAGCGCGATTTTGGGTCTGGCCGCTGATGCGTTTTCACCGTGCGCGATTATGTTTCACAGCGTGAAAATCGATAAACGCCGATTTATCGCGCAAAATGTGGTTCATTTATCGCGCGCGGCTTCAAGTTCCGGGCAAACTCCCCGCCGACATTCTGAACAAATAGCGCCTCGATGACGAGGAGCCAGGCTACGGCTCGCCAGCGGAGCGCCAATACCGCCCGCCGTTTCGCTTCCGGCCAGCGCCACCGCC